CCTGTACTGCCACCGCCTCCGGCATTTCCTTGCCCGACAAAGAATTGTCCTGCAACTGGGTACGGTGTAGAGCTAGATCTTCCACCACCACCGCCTGAACCTCCGGCCCTGCCAGGAGTTGCGGATGGCCAGTACAATTCAGCAAACACACCGCCACCGCCTCCGGCAGCAACTAATGCACCAAATTGACTGTTACCGCCGTTTGTTAACGATGCTGAGTTTCCGCCGCCTGTGCCGCCGGCGCCTACAGTTACAGTATAAGTTTGACCTGGAACTACTGGATAGTTAGTATTATAAATTAATCCGCCGGCACCGCCACCCGAGCCGCCACCCGAGTTACTAGCGCCACCACCACCGCCACCACCACCGACGACTAGTACTTCTACACTAGTAACATCGGGCGGTGCTGTCCAAAGTGTGCTACCTGTTGTAGTAAATGTCTGTACAGTCGATTGATCATCATTGGCAGTATTATTTTGTATATCTTCTAGGCCGTAAGCGCCTAATGGTCCAGGGCCTACTATATCTGCCGCACGAGTGCCAACGCTAGTAGACGGTGAATTAACATAACTAGTCATACCTAGTTGATATTCTAGTTGGCATCCCCAAATAAGTATTCCTGATCCACTTGTTCCAGTATAGGTTGTTGTACCATCACCTGTGCTTGCATAGATACAAATTCTATGTTGTCCAAGAGTCCCTGCCGGACGTGTAACACTGCAACGATACCAACCGTTACCTACTGGGATCATAGTTAGATTACTATTTCCACCTGCCATTGTGCCGGTTGCACCAGTTGATAAGTTAAACCAGTTTCTATAGTTTGCAACACCCTGGTGTGTATTATCAATAATCAACCAACTACGTTCTGCGGCTTTAGCAAAAATACTGAGCGTATAAGCCAATCCGTTTGTGTTTCCTAACTGTTGTTCAACACCGTGTAAGTTGTTAGACGTATTTTCTTGTATTTTAAAAGCTGTGTTAGTGCCGTCGGGTGTTGTACCGGCAGCTGATGCGATTGTGCTATTATTTGGACTCCAATAACTTGCTTGAGAAAAATCTTGACTATAGGAAACAATGTTTGTTGTTGCCGGTTCGATTAACACACTTGGTTGAGTCCAAGTACCATTAACAAGTGTATAATTTAAACGTGGTTGATTACTGGTAGCAGTAACTAATGTACCTGTCTTGTCAAAATAGGTGCCACTGCTTGACCTACTTGAAAAGGATGACGTTGACTTTGAGTTGCTAGTGAGAACACCACCTATGAAACGGTTTGCCATTGCTCCGTTCCTTTATTAAGAGATGTCTTCGTAGCTAACTGTGACTTTAAGTTTACTCGCGGTACCTGCCTGCACTGTCAAGCTGGTGTTTTCTTCCAGATAGACTGAAGTACTTTTATCCATTGCAATCAATGATGCGTTTGCTGGTACACTAACAGTACTTACTAGTTCAACGTTAGTACCTGCGCCTGCGGCGGCTGTATTGTAGTTTAGTGTAAAGTTAACTGCATTAGTACCGTCAGTATTAGCTACTACAATGCTGTTGACTTTAAATACTTTTCCGCTTGATGCCGCATTACTTAATAGTGCGGTTGCGTTGGTAGTAGTTAAACTTACAAAGGTACTCTTACCGTAAATGTTTGCTACTGCGACAATGTTTGGAGCTGCCATGATATATTCCTTATCCTATTGTTATTTAACCAAATACCATTGACATAGCAATGGCTTTTCCTGTGTTTGCTAGTGCGCCACTGGTTGGTAATGTTACGTTTGTAGCGCCAGTTGCTACCAATGTCACAGGGTATGCACCACTAGTAGTCAAGTTGCCAGCAATATCTAAGTTGCCCGCTAACTTGATAGTTCTTGCACCGTTAGTTAGGTCTAGCGTTAGTGTTCTACCAGCAGTTAATGTAGTTGAAGAAACCGCGGCTAGTGTTACATCATATGCCGCACTAGTATCACGAATACCTAAACTAGTAATAGCTGTATGTGTACCACCGTTGACTGTTGGGCTAGTTAGTGTTTTATTAGTTAGCGTTTGAGTTGCATCAATGCTGACAATATCGCCAGCACTCGAACCGCCGATTGATTTACCCAATACCTGTGTTGAACTTAACACAGTAGTTGAGTTAATCTTAAATACTTTTCCTGTTGGAATGTTTACGTCATTATTAACAGTTGTAGTACCTGTACTAGCACCCATGTTTAATGATGTTGCCGCACCTGCAAAGTTTACAGTTGTTGCTGTTGTATTGACTAGTGGGAATGTAGTTTGGTCAGTTGTAATACCACCGCTAGCGTTGACTGCTACAGTACCGCCGGATGTTAGTGCTCCGATCTGTAGTGGAGCATATGTTGCACCAGTAAAGTCTACAGTAGTTGATGGATTTGTAGTAACTCCACTAAACAACTTCCATACACTGTCGCTAGCATCTCTTACTAGGCCAGTATGATACAATGTTGCGGCACTAGTATAATGTGCTACTAAACCAATATCTAACACGTCGGCTGGATTTTCATCAGCCAGTTGTAACATAGAGTCAGTGACAACAATTTCTGTTGAGCTTAATGTTGTTGTACCGCCGTTGATTGTTACGCTACCTTCAAATGTAGCATCACCTGAACTATTAATAGTGAGTCCCAGTGTGCCACCTGCTGTAATAGTAACACTACCATCTTCTACAACGGATACATTACTAGTACCGTTATTAATAGAATCAATGTTTGTAGGAGCGGCAGTAATGCCTGATTTAACTTCTAATGCACCGTCATTATCTGTAATAGTTAATGAGCCAATAGTTAGTGAACCTGGGCCAACATAAACGTGATTCCAACGCTTACTTGGGGTACCTAATGTGTACAAGTCGTCAGCGGATGGGATAACATTCGATGATATTTTAGTAAAATATTGCTTGGTTGCTTTTTCTGTTGGTACTGCTGTGTTGCTGTTACCGCTTAAAGTTTCATCGCTTGAAAACTCGTTAACTAGTTCACCTAACTGTGCTCCAATACTACCTAGTTTCAAACTGGTCAAACCGCTCAAGTCAAAGGCATTGGCATTCAATGTTGCTCGACCAGTAGCTTGATCAACTTTAAAGTATTCTCCTACACGGAAGTTACCGTCTTGGTCCGTTGACACGTAGAATACGCGAGCCGGGAATAGTTCAACGACTTCATTACCCTGTGCGCTATCTTGTAATGGAATACCTGGATAGTTTGTAGTTGTTACACCACCTGTACCAATACTTAAAAAGTCATGTCCAGTTAGACGAATATTTGAATAATCGTAGCGTATTCTAACGCTTGCGCCGTCTAGACTTGCTGTAACTTTTTCTCCGGCTAATACAATAACTGCCTTGCTTGAGCTGTTAGTCCAGCCAGTAACACTTTGTATAACATAGGTAAATGTATCGCCTGAAGTAAATTCAATGCTGCCACCCGGTTTAGGTTCTGCTGATAAGCCTGTTACAACTAATACAAATCCTTTTTGTCCAGATACACCGCCTGTAGCAATAACAGCCGTTACACCTGCACCGTTATTAATAGTTTCACCCACCTGGAATGGGCCGCCTGTGGCGATTTTATAATATATCTTATTAACACCGGCTTGTACGTTTTGAATAACACCAGTTGCTCCGCTTACTGATCCAGTAATGGTTTCGCCAGCAGTAAAACTTCCGCCAGTTAAACTTGCAGGATTATACTCTAACTGGTTACCGTATAAGGAACCGTTCAGTGTTGCTTCGCCAGCATTGTATCCGCTGGCCAGTGCGCCATATGTACCGTATGAGTTGTTACCGTTTAGGGCACGGATTTTACCGCCACCTGTGGCCACATAGCCCATATGACAGAAGTAGGTAAAACAGCTAACGATTTCACTCTTGGCATTGTCTTTAATCCAGTATCCAACACCGCTGTCTAGGATAACAGTATATCCGTGGAATACCATACTCTTGTTGCCGCTGGCATGTAATGCGCCGTCTAGTAGTGCGCCAACACCACCTGCTGACTTAGCAGTACATTCAATAATATAGGGACTCTTAGTAGCAATAGGACTTGTACTGTTAAATGCCACATATACACCGCCAACAGTTGCTAGAGTAATATTTTTGTCATCTGGTGCGTAGGGGATATAACCAGTTAGACCGATAAAACACATTTTATTAAGTAGGGCACCGTCACTTAGCTTCCACATGGTAGCTTGTTCGTAACCGCTAGCTGGACTAACGATTGTAGTACGTTGGTTATCACCAACAACTGCAACAAAACTTGGAACTGTGATAGGCAATGCTTCAGAATATGTGCCTGATGCTACACGAACTGTAGCCGGGCCAGTTGCTTGACTACATGCATGTTTGATTGTGGCAAACGAAGTTCCCCAGCTTTGACCGCTGTTTGAATCACTACCGTCGGGGCTAACGTAAAAGATTTTATCGTTTACGCCGCTGTCTTTCCATATTGGCAATCCACCTTCAACAGTTAGTACTTGTCCAGAATTTCCAATAGGCAGTCTTGCATCTTGTGTACTATTGCGATAGATTAAATCGCCTTCTGTAGTAGTCGGGGTGGTGCCCTCTGCCATTAAATCCCACTTTGAATTATTATTGGTAAAGCTAGTAGTGCTAGTATGTCCGAGAATACAAACATAACTAGATCCGTTATATCGGACTACGTCATCTTTAACGTATGCAGTATTTTGTTGCCAAATACCTTTCCAGTTAAATTTGATTTTACCTAAGTTGATTGATGTTATTGCCATGTTGTTTTCCTAATCCCGTTGTATTTAACTAAAAGTAACGATTAAATTACCGTCTTCGTTCATAGAGTAAGAATAGTCACTAGTTCCAATGTCTACTTGACTATATAGATCTTCCCCGGTTGAGTCCTGAAAACTGATACTACTATCAGTTGTTGTTGAATATATTAAGTTTCCTTCAGCATCTTTGCTAAATCCGTGCATTTTTTTACTGTAGGTTAATGTGCCGCTATTATCTACGTCAAATCCTGACCCAACAATAATGCCGCCCAATGTACTAGTTGTAGCAGGAACTAGGGGAGTTGTACTGATAACTCCGTTAGCATCAACTGCAATGCCAGTGCCTACTATAACTGATCCCAATGTTGAATCTGTTGCGGGCGTAGTAAGAAATGTTCCAATATCACCTAGTGTAGTTTTATAACTGGTAATAGGTGCTGTGGGGTCTACAATATAGACAAGAGCACCACTTTCAAGGTCAACGCTTGTTTGTAACGGGAGATCACTGACTTTTATTGACATCGCTTTATCCTATAATAAACGTGTAGCCACGTCCACCGGCTACTTGTTGCATTAAATCTGTTTCTAATTTTTCTATTTCTGCTGTGCCTTCGCCTTTGATTGCTGTACCGTTTAGGCTAGTTCCGCCCTGCGGTCCTGCGATCTGTGCAAACTTTTCACGAGCATTTCCTAGCATGATTTTGCAGTTGGCCAGTGTGTAATCTTTGACCCATTGTGCCGCATAGACATCGTTTAGAATACCAATATCAGGGCGATAGTTGTAGCAGTATAACATTAGCTCTTCGTCATCAGTGCGAGGACGCTGTAGAATTGTTAGTTTGTGACTTTGTGCATGCCATTTAAACTCAATAAATGCGCCAAACATACGACCAATCATTTCTTGATATTGTGCAAACAGTTCATAGGTCAATATGCCACCCATGTTACTGCTGGCCAAAAGATAGGTGTTAGTATAGGCTAGATTAAATGGTTCAAAAATAGTTCCGCCTTGTCCTGAACCCGAACGTGATCCTACTGAACGTCTAAAAATCTGACGAACTTCTACAACTTCTTTGGGCAGTATATAAGTATTTTGATCTTTTATAGTGGTCAAAAACATGTAGCTTTCTTCTACAGAGCTGTCACCGCGCTGACGATATTTTGCCAAGGCTCGCTGTAGAGCAGTTTCGTAGTGTATAGGGTCAAGCTCAACGTCAACCATACCTTCGCCCAACATGGCTTTACAATAAGTGTAAACTTCTGTACGTGCTTGCTGTAGTTCGTTAATTTCTTGTGGCATACATTATCTCTTTAGTATATTTATCGGTTAAATGTCCCATGCTGTGTTAGTTGACTGCCAATGTCCTTCTGTGAATATCATAGTTGTTAAACTGTCACCACCACCGTTAAACGGATAGTGAACACAATCGCTGTATTCTGTTCCATCTACTCTAGCATGGGCAACATTAACACTTATATTACCAATAACTGATCCAGTCTGTCTTACCAAATACATGATCTGTCCTTCAGTACCGTCGGCTAATGTGTATAGACCGTCTGCTAGTTTGTTGATTGTTTTTGTTAGGTCTATTGCAGTTTCGGTTCCTAAACTACCACCAGTCTTGGCTACTGTGCTATTAACTACTGCGCCCGGAAGTGTAGTCTTACCATCACTGCCGTCAAATATCCAAGTACTAGTGCCAGCAGTTAATTCTAACGTACCCGCTGGCCCAGTAGCAACTATGGGAGTATTGAGATTGCTAACATCTTGTTGGAAATTGATCCCTAGCCATACTTCATCGCCATTGGCTAGTTCATTAGTGCTGGTTACTACAAATACCTCATTGCTATTGCTAAAGTCAATGGTCCATCCTGGGATAATTTTCCTTGTTTCCTCAGTTGCCAGCACTGAAATTCCGTTGCCACTACCACCTTCTGTACCACCCCATGCATACGTGGCAATAGTTACTTGTTTAGTAGTTGGTGCAGAAATAGTTTCAGTATTAGTTGTTTCGTTATAACTAAATTGGCTGTTGCCCGGCAATGTTAATTGACCAGCATTGCCAAACGTCCATATATTCTCATCAACATTTACATTTAGTGCTGGTGCAATTTTTGCCGCATAGTCCGGACTACGTACTGTATAAGTGTGTCCCGACGGAACTGCACTACCAAACATCAGTGTTAGGCCGCCGACATGGCCGCCATTCCATCCCGGCGACATATCCTGAATAACAGTATATGCTGATCCAAGATCGTTTGTAAATACCCATCCAGTTAAATCATCTGCCGCATTCATTAATTCATATACAGAGGCATCCATACCTATAGTCCAAGCGTATTGATTAGTTCCTGTGGAAAAAGAATAGTCTGGTAGATTATTAATAATAGTTCCAACCTGCGGAGTGACTGGAGATTTAATTTGTGCATCTGGGAACGCTATACTTCCATCTGTTTTAAATGTCCAAGTGTTATCATCGACAACAATGTTAGCAGGTGCAATATATGAGGTTGCATAATTGCTGGTCTTTAATGTGATTGGAAATACTTGAAGATTTAATATACTCGAATCGTAGATAATGTTAATGTAACCAACATTATCAATGATGTCTGTGATAGTTCTTGTTTCGCCAGTAACAAAAATGATTGTATCACCTGTGTTGAATGTACTAATAATATTAGCATCATAGGCTACAAACACTTCATTATCTCCCGCTTTATATGCAGTTCCGTCTACGTTAGTTGCAATGGTTAGTGTAGAACCGGCCTGCGGAATGGTTGGAGATTTAATCTGTGCATTTGGAAAAGATGTAGTACCGTCTTCGCCAAAGTGCCAGTTATACTCATTGAAACCTTCCTGGGCTGATATTCTTATGCCATTGGCATAGGTTTTTAACTCCATGCCTATATTATTGTTTGTGCTGTAGTTAATTCGAGGATTAACACCATCGCCAGCATCCGGGAAAGAAAGTGACTTATTGGTTGAATCTAAATCCCATCTAGTTGCGGCTGTTTCAGCGCCTGAAAAAATAGTACCATTGCCAGTTGGCAACTTGATAGATTCTGTATTAATCTTAAAGGTTGAATTCACCCCAGGTCCAATTGTATTGGAAAGGTTAACAGTTAGTGATTGATCTACGGGTATAGTAATGCCTTTGCCACTGTAGGTTGCCAAGTCCGGGAATCTTAATTCACCATTGCCTTTGAATTGCCAATTCTTCGGACCAGCGTCGATGTTAACATATCTAGCTGTTTGTTCTGCTGCCCACGGTTCATAAGCAGTCTTTGCCGCAAGTACTGCCTGCGACAATTGAGGTCCTGGCGGCGGTGGGTCTGCTGGTGGGTCCTGCATGTAGGTCATCAATATATCATACGCTTCCCAACTTGGCAATCCTGCCCACGGTCTAGTTGCCGGAGCAATTATTGATGCATCTTCGTCTCTAACATGCGCCCATTCTGTTTCTGCTACAAACCATGGGTTATAAAGG